ACCGCCTCCTGATTTAACGTGAATTTTCATTCGTGTTATATCTTCAAAGGCTTCCGTACTGCTATTGAATTTATTGATTCTAACCGTATCCATTGCCAGCATAGCTTCAACATCATCCTGATAATGATTGTAAATACCCATCACGGCATTAGCGGGGTTAGAATCTGTTCCCGCTGCTGTATCAGTATGAACAATCTGGCCAAATTCAGTATAGCCTTGCCGCTTTTGAAGTACGCCACGCTGTAAATGACAGTTTTTAAGCGTCTCAAAAGCATCTTTAGGCAAAAGCCAAGGATCACGAGAAGTAACCTTACCAGTGCCTAAATTATAAATTGGATATGGTTGATAACTCATTATTAAGCTTTCTCCACTCTAAAAGCTACCATATCAAGGTCTGCGATTTGTGCTACGTAGCTTCCGTTTTGGGTTTTATAGTATATTTTAAATGTATGAGAAGCACTTGAAGCCGTGATAAGCTCAGTGAAAGTTACGCATGTTCCCTTTTCATCAGCAGTATTATTTGTTCCTTTATTGCACATTACTTTACGGGTTCTAATTGCTCCACCGTCCTTATAAAGTGCAATCTCCATGCCTTGATCATCATCAATTTGAGCCTCCAAGGAAACCATCAAAACAAACTTATCTCCAGAAGTTAAATTTGAAACAACGAGATTTGTTCCGGTATATTCAACTAATGAAGTGCTATTTGTTGTTTGTCTGGTTGAACTGTGAGCCGATACAGCAACGGCATGTCCGTTAATTTCATCATCAACATATTTCTTTCTTGCAGCATCGTTATCAGCGGACGGATCAGGCAAATCAGTCAATTGATTAGAACCCATACTCTGATCACCGGTGAAAGCAACAGAACCGTCTTTTTTGGTATTCTCAGCGTCCAAACCATCTACATACGCCTTAACTGATTGCTGAGTAGGTGCAACCGTATCTGAATCACTGGCTAAATCATCTTCATCAAGCATCCCGATAAGTTGAGCTACAGAAGTCCATGTATTAGGTGAACCAATAGCAGTAAGGATTTTCAAAAGAGAATTGCCGGTATCGTACCAAAGCCGCTTACCAACATCATCAGCATCAAGAGCCGTTGAACCATCTTCTTTAGTGGTTGGAGCAACTGCGGCAGAGTAAATCTTTGCCGATCCGTCATTATGTTCACCTGTTTGCGTAGAGCCGGTTGCAAAATCATGCCCGAAATCTATTGCATCTTCCAAAGCATCATTATTAGCCCGTATATCATCGTCAATATATCGAGCTTTACGGCCTGCTATTGGTTTTCCCTTATCGAATGCCATAATTCTACCTCAATTAAAAGTAAGAGTAATAAACGCTGATATTGCCCGCTTCTGTGCCTGTTGAGCCGTCTGCACTGGTTATTTCAATATAAATCCATTCATAACCGCACAAATCACCATAAAGCTTAGCCACTCTATTATTGCCGGAAGCATCAGCAAGCGAGAAGGTCTTTAACGCTCCCTGTTCGGAAACAGCCAATGTATCAGCCCAAAACTTATTGGTTGCAGTTGAACCATCAAGGGGATACTTAACAACGGCCTGAGTCCCAAGCGTACCGGTTCCAGAAGCGATAAATTCACAAGGCCCATTGCTTCTACGCCAAGCGTAAATCTTCCAGGAGAACGTCTTATCTGCCGCTGCACCCCCGCAAAAGATAAACTGTATTGCGTTTGCTGGCCCCGCCTCTCCAAGCGATATTAAGCGAACAGCACCGGAAGGCTTGCTTGCAAAATCACCTTCAGAGGTTAAATCTATCGTGCTTGCATTCTCGTTAGCCTCAGCCCTCAAAAGATGATAAGGTGAATGAATCGTATTGCTAACCGTATAAGAAGTTGCTCCTAAAGCACATAAAACAAATATGCACCCTATAACACCAATTAAAATGCCTTTTCTCATGGCTTTAACCCTTTCTTAATAGCGTTTTCTGTTTCCGATAACCTTATCTGCGGAAACTTGGTCATACGGATTTTTGTACTTTTTGAAGTAATATTTTTCCTCAAGCGGATTGACAGGAACCGGATCATTACCATAAGCATCAAGCCAATCCGTATCCGTAGCAGTTGCAGACAAGCCGCCTCTATCGTCTGTAAGAGAAGTTCCAGTTCCCTCATCGAACATAAAACGAACATCAGGTTCTATTGGCCCTGACATTCCAGAAGTACTATTAGGGTCTGTTCTGGTTTCTGATGAGGTTATAAACAAAAGTTTCAAATCGAAGCTGCCGCCATAACAGCCCGAATAGAAGCGTAAGCGGTCAAATTCACCAATGAAATTATCGAATCCTGTTGCTTTGCCTACATATAAATCAGCCGTATTTGCATAAGGGCCTGTTGGGATTTGCAAAGAACCATCGTAATCATCTTGCCAAGTCCAAGTATCACCATCTTCGACACCAGAAATAATTACGCAAAAATTTCCAGCAAAATAAGAAAACCCGCCAATGTACCAACGTCCCGTATCTGTTCTTGGTGCAATAACACTGCCGTAACAACCAACTGGCCCGCTTGAATCATACAGGCAAACCCTTAAACGCCCGTTTTCAATGCGAACCTCATAACCACCGCTTGAGTTTCTTTTTGACAGTACCCCGCAATCTTCTTTTGTGGTTCTGAAGAAGAAAGCAACACCTCTGCCGTCAATCAGATCAATGGTATCATTAGAATCCGGTATAGTTGCATAGCCTGAGCCATCAAAACATAAGCTATCGGCACTGTTGGCACTGATATTTATTGAAACGGTTGCTTCATCGCTGTAATCATTGCCATCATAGAGCTTATAATTGAAGGTATCCGTAGTTGCGACTGTACCACGATAGACAATACTCGTGCTGAAATTACCAATCTGATAAGGCAGTTGAGCCGCTACGATTTCACCCGCCCATTCTGAAATATCATAAAGCTTACCGTTACTTGGCAAACTGGTAATGATATAAGCAAGTTTTTCAGCGGGGCCATTATCAGAATCACTTCCAACCAACTCAAAATAGCAATCCTCATAAGTAACCGCATTCGGGGAAGGGACGCTGTTAGGGTCAATTGTTGGAGCAACATTAGCGGCTTCACAGCCATAAAGCCAATTATCAGCCATATCCGACAAATCATTGACATCATAAGTAGTCAACCAACCGCTTGCCAGGACTGCATAATCCAAGAAATTCACCTTATCATCAGTGTTCAAATCACCAGTTACGGCAAAAGAAGAACCTGAAACAAGGCAAATCAGCAGGATTGCAACAATTAAAACTCTATTTTTCATTTTCTCTCCTGTTATCTTGGCTCTGCTATTTCAAGACAAGCCGCCAATAACATATTGTTTCGTTCAACAATCATTGGATAGTTCGGATCATTCGGTTCAGGCGTTACATTGGGGTCATTTAGGATCATTACTATCGCCTCGATGAATTCGTTGTTGTTTTTTTTTTTCGGCCTCAACTCGCTTGTTGTGCCGTTTTACCACGTCTTTGATGAACTCCTCTTTGGAGGTAGGTACATTTACATCTTTGCAGAGCTTATCAACCTTTTCATCAATCGAAACCGAAAACATAATCACGTCATTTACATCAACTATCCGCTCAGCAACAATCTGCTCCATTGTTCCGGTGTAAACTTTTTCATCCAATTGCTTTTTCTTATCCGGCAACTGATTAACCATCGTAACAATTTCAACCTCACGAGCGGCATAATCGTTTGGATCAATGGGGTCTGCTGCATAAACAATTGCAGTTTGATAGGCAATAAGCCCCGCAAATAAAATCAGGGGCAATACCAAAAGACTTTTTTTCAACATGGTTCTAACCATCCTTTCTTAAAAACTTGGCACAGATCGTAAATTTGAAAGCTGTTGCAGGTTCTTTCTGTTAATGGAATTCAGGTGAAATTGGTAAATACTGGTAAGTTCACCCGCTCCATCAGAATCTTTCGTATCCAAGAACATCTGAATAGCAGTACCGTAAGCAATTGCAGGCCCCCATTTCGGATTATCAACCGTATCTGTATCTTCAGATAAAGCATCTGGCCGTTGAACAGCCGCTATTTTCACGGTATAAATATCATCCGGTATTGGCCGCAAATACATGGTAGAGCCATACAGAAGCAAATCTATTGGCTCATTCTCATCAGCACTATCATCTTCTGGATATTCAGTAAAGAATGCGTTAGCATCCTTCCAGAAGCCAAGCTTCGCAACCGCATCACCATCACCATCATCAACAGTAATTGGCTTTTCGATTCTTAAAATAGTTGAAGGCAAGCTGTAACTGCCAGTTCCGTCAACCGTATTAAATGAATAAAAGGTTTTCAGTTCCGGCAATTCGAGTTCATCAGGAAAAACATTCCTGTAGAAATCGTTAATCTTGTCATTCAAATCAGAATTCGACAGTTGCGAAGTGGATAACTGCCCTGTAAGCTCTCGAATTTTTGACCGTAATTGTGCTAATGTCCAGTCCATTAAATTTTACTCCGTAGATTCGTACTCGATTTCAAAGTAAAGCACGTCAAGAGTACCGGAATTTGCCAAGGCACTTGCAGACTCATCAACAGTTACCTTGATAACCACCAAATCATCAACTGCTATATCCTCAACTTCGATATTGTATTGAGTAACATGCAGTTTCCCATTATCAGCGGAAGCATCAGAAACTACCGTTGTTTGATCAGCTAAAGCAGTTCCAGCCGCATCAAGGGCTTCACCCGCTCCAACAGCATTAACAGTAAAATCAAATTGAGCTTCATCCGCTGCATCCTCGGCAGTGCTAAAGGTATAACAGACGTTTAGACGTGCTGAATCAACTACATAGCCATCCGGTACATGCCAATTGATAAAAGCGTGATCATCCCCCGTTGAACCACCGTCCGCATCAAATTGCAAGGTATCCTGCTGAGATTGTGAAGACGTGCCTATAACCGCCGCTGTTGGCCCCGCTGTACCATCAATCGTAACATCATCAGGGCTAAACAAGACTTTTCGGGTTTGACCGCCGCTAAAAACCGCTGTACTGCTGAAGGTTTGAACCCCTGTATGGGTTGCTGCTCCCGCAAGTGTCGTAGTAGTGCCATTATGGGAAAGCGTATAATCATCGCCTGTACCAATGGCAATAACAGCATTATCTAAGACTTCAAGGGTGTTTTCACTTTTATCCCATTGAACGTCATAGCCTGCGGTTGCACCGTCAAAGAATATATCAGCCCAAAAGTACATATCCCCAGGCCAAAGCGGATTTCGCAAGAATCGTTCAAGCTGAACAGGATTGCTTACTGTGTCATAAGTAAGCTGTTCGGGGCCTGCAAAGCTGATAGAGGCAAAGAGCATCATTAACATGCTCACAATCATTAGTTTCTTCATTTTGGTACTCCTTTTCAAAAAGAGTTAAAGTTTTGGTTAGTTACGGTTTTAGCCGACCTGATGAGGTTGCAGATTAACCGGCTGACAACTGAATCTGTTACGCATACCGGTAACAACTGTCTGCTGACCTGATGGAGCGTTTTCGTCGTATCTCCGAACCGGAACCTTGAGGTTATTAAGGTGATTGACAACGCACAGAGGCAATTTGACCGTTTCGCCGTCTTTAAGCTCAAACTTCTTACCGCCATAGGTGAAGAAATGAGTTACTTCCGGTGATTCAATGTTTGTAAATACAACCTCAATAAGCGGATCATTCTTAACAGCGATTTCTTCAGGTGAAGGCTTGCGTGTCGGCTGGTTTTCTTTCTGAGTTTTCATTTCAGCTTCAACTTTGGCCTTGGCTTCAGCTTCAATACGAGCTTTCTTTTCTGCATCTGCCCGCAACTGTGCATCCTGATCCTGCGGTTCTGTTTTTACCGGTTCCTGTGTAGGTGTAGCTTCAGGAGTTGCATTTTCCGGCGTTTCCTGCTCATCGGTCTGAGATTCACCTTTGGCACTCTTTAGCAATTGATAAAGCTGTGCATAGTTCATATCATCGCTATAAGAAACACCAAGAGCATTCAATTCTTGTTTAACTTGTTCTGTTGTTAATTTAGCCATTGTTCAATTTCCTCCATTGGAAAAAGGTTAAAAAGGGGCAGAGCATACAAACCCTGCCCCAAAATCAGTTAATTAGATTGGGTCTGCTGTTGCAGAATCACCATGATTTACAACCTTATCATGCTGTTCAGCGACATAAATCCACTCATCGCCATCAGTTGACAGGTCTGAACCAACGGTAAAGCCAGCAGCCTTTTCAAACACAACATCCTCACGGCGGCAAATCCAAGTGTTGTTATCATCAGAGACGGTTTCACCTGGGGTAGTTGGCCAAGTAGGCTCTGTACCACCGGTTCCACCTGCAACCGTACACTCATAAACAAAGCCGTTATGAGTAGTTGGGCGAACAATAGTACCTACCAAAGCAGTTGTGCGGGCCTGACCGCTGGAACTGTAATCCGTTGCTGCGTTATAATCCGCAACATTGGCATTTACATAACCATCACCATCAGGGGCAGGGATTCTTACTTTTGCCTTCTTACCGCCTGTATAAGTGGCAATCTTTGAGTTGGTTCCCGCAAGAACGGTTACAACACCAGTAGAACCGGTCAAAAGCACTCCATACTGGCCATCTTCACCAGCATCCGACAAATCTTTGAAAAACTCATAGATATTAGGGTTGGTATCTTCCAAACCTTCAATGAGCTTGACATAATCCGGCACGAAGCCGATATTTACATTTATTGCGTTTCCATCCGCAACAAAACGTCCACTTACTCGCTTCATTGTCTTTTCCTTTCTATTATAGCCAAAAGGCTGTTAATCTTACATTTCTACACGATAGCCATTATTAGCTATGTGTAACCTTCAGAATGTGCATGAAGTTGTCATTCAGAATTCGAGCCGTAAACATTGATTTCCAGCCTGAAGTAGCTCTCTGATTGAGCGGATCGCTTGTACCACCAGAGCCAAAGCCTTTAACGATGTTCTTAGCATTACCGGCTTCAAGATCAACCATGCCGTAAGCATTCTTGGCAATAATAGGCAGGTAGTAGTAAGTACCACTGCCATTAAACGGATCAGTGGTAGTACCACCGCTATGAGCAACCGAAGAAGCCAGCCAGCGAACATTGCCAGTTGAACCCCATTCAGCCTCATCAACATTGCTTTGAGCCGGATAATTAGCGGTTGACTTAAACCCGCTAACAGCTTCCAGATCGTCAATGAGAGCCGTATTGAGAATGCCCCAAAACGAAGGTCTTACCGGTGATGTGCCTTGACCAGTTGCAGCCTTAATAAGCTCAGTAATCATTGAAGCGTCATTGTTCAAAAGAGTCTGAACAATAGAATCAATGTCTGTCTTATTCAGCTTTGTAGCGGTTCCAACACCATTTGAAGCCGTTGTGCTTGAAGCACATGCAACCAGAATATCACGAACGATTTCATCTATCGTTCTACCCATCTGATCGCCAAGTTCCTGAGCGGCAATGGTCAAAGTAGGATCAGCATTGGTCATATCAACAACATCCGTAACATGTACGAAATCGCCGTACTGTGCGACTGTTGCTAACAGATCAGTTTTGCTAAGCCTCTGACCAGCAGGGGTTACACCCTCAGCAAGCTGCGTAGTTGCAGTTGACAGAGCCGCATATCTGCGGAATTTAACAGTTTTGTTATT